TGAATGCCCGTCCACTTATTGAAGGCGGCTTGAGCCCCCATCTCCGCTATGGCGACATTAAACGGCTCTTGCGATTCTTTGGCTAAACCTATTTTCGATAAGTCTGGACCTTTCGTAACGCCGATAGACTCGACAATAACAGTTTTTGCTGCTCCAGTAAGTTTCATCCAAACATCTGGGTGGAGTCTGACTATTGGGGCGTAAAGGAACCCGAAGCCAGGATCTAATATTTTTATGTCTATAAGTTCTGATCTCGCCGCTTCATTGAGGGCAAACACAAGCTCCACTTGCGCTTGCTTGCCCGTTGTTTTGTTTCCGTAAATCTCGCATAAAGGACCGCCTGAGAATATCGACTCTCTTTCGCATTGGCCGTGCGGCGATTGAGGATCAACGGTGCTCCCTGTCTGTCTGGCTAAATTTTTCTCCTTCTCGAAGCTGCCTCTACTTGTCCCATCCTCTGGGGCGTTCGGATGAACTAATCCATTAAACTCCCCGCCGATCCCCTCAGCATACCCTGCCTTTGAGCCCACCGCCATTGTAATTTTGAAAATTTGTGGTTTGGCCACGTATTTTTCAGCGTTGTAATGATATGCAATTTCATCTAATTTAGTGGCTATGATGCCGCGAATCATATCGAGCTTTTGGATGTAGGCTCTTTCGTCTGGGGTAAACGCGCCTCTTCCTGAGTTCCAATGCGGGCTTGCTCTTGCTTCGTCAACCCAATCACCAAGTAAAACGTAAGTGCTTTTTAAACTTTCCACCATTGAGGATGAACCCGCCGCCGCCATCAGGGCGGCGATATGTCTGGCGTCATCGGATAGTATTCCGTTTTTATCCCCCAACGAAGCTACTATGGAATTGAATATGCTAATGACCCCAGATATCATGGTCTTTAAGCCGCCAATTATGTCGTGCTGTCTACAGTTTGTTTTGAACCACTCCACGAAAACTCCATCGGTGTCTTTTGGGGCAAAACAGTTTGCCGAGTGGTTTAATTTTATAACCGAGGTCTCACTGCTTGAATTGTTGCTTCTGTTTAGGAGTTCGTATAAATGCCCCAAAGCGGCTACACCAGCAAAGCATAAAGCTTTATATATAAACCCTTTAGCTATTCCTTCGTAAGCGCCAAAACTTTTTGGCATAGCCACGCGGCTATTGTTCTGCGATAAAAAATTTGGTTTACTAGGGTATTGGGGCGACCCCATTGATGGAAAAAAGCGCTGACTGTTTTCAGTTGAGTCAAGGCTGTTGTAAAAATTAATTGCGTCTTGGTTACCGCTAAAGTTTGTATTTATGCCTGGGATTGGCGAACCAGTCATATTCGCAATCGCTTGAAAAAACGGTAATAAATTCGATATCGTTGTAGCTATAGATTGCCATACGGGGTCAACAGCGTTTGACCCAGGGTTGTTATTGCTGAACTGAAGTATGTCGTTGCCAGTGGTGTTTTGAAAGTTAACCAAATCATCTTCGAAAGCCTGTCTGGCGGCTTCTTCCGCCGCAATGCGCTCCGACTCGTAGCCTTGCGTTAAGCTTAAATTAAATTTATCAACTTGTAGATTACTAGCGACGATCTTTCTGTTTGCTTCGGTTACTTGACTACGCATTTCACCAATAGAGCTCAAGGTGGCGAAGGCTCCCGCAGTAGTTATTACGTTCGTCGCGAAACCCTTCAAGTCGTCGTAATCGATGTGTTTTTGGTATGGATTAAAAATTGCAAACTCTGAAGCGTTGATTTCGTTCGCCCCTGCGCCAAAGAGAGCAGAAAAGTCGTCGTTGCCCACGTCTGGTTTGCCATCCCCTTTTTTGACGAAAAAGAGTGTGTCTGTATTAACTCTGCCCCCGTTTTCAGCAATTAAAACAGACTCCGCATCGGGTTCGCCCGTTCCTAGAACGGCGGTGAATATCTCGCTTCCGAAAGTCACTTGGGGCGGAGCAGTGCTCGGTCCATCTGCCGTCCCATAACCACTGCCCCGAGTCAAAACCCTGATTGCGTCGATCTTGCCTACCGTAGTGCTGCCTTCGTTGAGAATTATAATCGCGTCAGCAGTAAAACCAGTTCCGCCGTTATGAGTATAGTCTTCCGCAGACGGAGTAAGAACTTTTACGCGCGGGTTTTTAGAGTCATCGCCAGTGGCGGTATGGTCAGCCGAACCTGCGCCGTCAACAAAGGAAACCGCATCGGTTGGAATTCCGTCGTTGTTGTTGGTATTAATTCTTAAAAATACTTTTCCCATTTTCTTTTAAATATTTACACTCATAAAAAGTGTTTAGTTGCTTCTTCTAGACTGTCGTACACAATCAGTCCTTTGGGTTGAGCTATCTCTACCACCTTCTTTTTATAAAAAGCTTTAACAATGCTGTCTGTAATTTTTACATAATAATGCAATACGTCGATTTGAGAGTCTACACCCGCTTGAACCGTGTACTTCGGGGTGAGCATAGAGAATTGAGTTTCTAAATGTAGAGAGTACTCAGCGGAAAAAGCATTTTCGATAAAATCTTGGTAAGACGCCTCGTTCATGTACCCGAAAGGCATCGTGTTTTTTATGAACTCAAATTGATTGTTGGTTTGTTCTACGTCTATTTGGTCTATGTTCTTAACATAAAGCCCCGATTTCTTGTCTTTGCTATACCCATTTTTCACAGAAGTCGGATTTAAAGAATAGTCCAAAACCTCCTTTAAAACGGTAGGTCTCATGAAAAAGCGAGGCAAAGGGTCGATTCCCATCCTGTTGAAAGATGAGGGAATGTAAATTAAATTAGCCTCAAATACGAACATCTTAGAATATTTGTAATTTCTTAGAGTGATCATTTTAGTTGGAGTTCCTTAACATTTTTGAGTATTTTTTTAGTTTTTTATTGGGCTCCATGATTCCGCTATTAATCAAGAACGAGTTCGTGTTTTTGTAGAATTGATTTCGAGCGTTCTCCTGCAACTCCAACACGGCCCCTCCCTCCGTTGAGGCCAGCCCAGAGAATACGCCATGATTCATTACGGATTTGCCAGACACAGCAGCGTGGCTATCGCATGGGAAAATTTTAAATTTATCTTCGTGGCCGCATAGCCCCCCATTCAGAGACCACACTTCGATCTTAAATGGCACGCCAGACGGAATCTTTCCGTTCCAATGCCCAGTTTCAAAGTTCGGATTTTTTTGCTTTGCATTTGCTCCCGCTATCCCGCTCCTGTAGCCGCTATAAATTGTATGAAAATGAGTGCCGCCCAAGTTCATCGTTCCAGTCAATTGCTGAATAACCTGTGTATCTGGATCGGTTCTAAGGTAAGCCATGTTCCCAGACAAAGGACTACCTAAAAACATATTATTCTTAGAAGTTGGGTAGCTAAACGAAACAGTTTCAGCCAAGAATCTATTGGATTGACCGCTTGCCACGGAGTTTCCAATCCCGCTGAATGTTGCCCCGCTAAATTCCGCGTTAGTTCCTGAAGATGTTAGATACTGGTGAACTCCTGTTCCTAATATTACCCCCGAAAAGCTAGATAGTTCATGGGGAGAAACGTAAATAATTGTCTCTTTCTTTAAGCCTCCCCTCTCAGTGTATCTCAGTCCAAATATATAATCATCAAAAATTCCTACATCGAAGTTGACTCCGTCCATGCCACTGCTTACTACCGCATTTACTGGCTCTCCAACTAAAACTCCATTCCAGTTTTGCTTTTCTACGTTACCATAGAATTTATCGCCCACGATATAAGGGAACGCTGGTTTGTGAATTCCGTCAGACCCAGTAGTTACGGTGGTGAAGTAAGCGTAAGTTCCCCCTGGATACTCAGGGGTAATACCTGTCCTTCCGTTGTGCCTGTCTAAATCGCCAAGTCCATCTATATACTCGTGATCTTCAACAAAATAACCAGACCCATAAAGACCGCTGAAGTCTGGCCCGCTAGTTCTGTTTGTTACAGGCTGAACCCTCCAGCTTGGGGTCATCAGTTTGGGCGTGCTGGTGGAGTCCATAGCCGTTGTGTAGCCGTAGGGGCCGTAAATTGGATAGCCATCGAAGGCGTAACCAAGCAGCGGGGAGTGGGCGACAGAACCAGTATCGTATAAGCAAATTGGCGCAGATTTATAATGATAGGTTCCTCCGACTACCCCACCAGAAACTATATCGGAAGTAAGAGCTTCGTAACCGTGACACGTATCTCTGTCGGCAATATTAGACCTTAAGGAGTTGTTGTTGTAAGCGCCCGCGTCGTTATAAGACTCAGAGCTCCTGTAGCTCATGGCTACTACGCCGTTTTTGAACACCCCGATAGGACCAATAGGGTTAAGCTCAGTGCCCAACTGGCTTCTGTCGTTATTTCCGCTTCTTGGGATTTTAAAAGTCTTCTTGCTGCTCTCCAAAGACGCAGCGCTAGTCATTGAGTGGTCAGGAACGGAAAGGGTATCTATGTAAATATTTCCGCTCACACCGCTTGAGTAGTACAGTAAAGATATCAAAGAGGTAGCGGGAGTTTTTGGGTATTGGTGAAATTCCCCAGATTTAACGACTATAAGATCATTAACATTTTTGACTGTCGAGTTTGGCCCGATATAAACATCGTAATTAAACGGAGCAAACCAAGTGCTTTTTATCTCTGGCAAAGGGTACTTAGTTCCGTTGTCGTGAGTGAAGTAGAAAAGAAACGGGTCTTGATATGATTTTGTGCTTATTAATTGTCTGCTAGTTTTGTTTAAATTTTTGAATTTCTCCTTATCGGCGTGGGAGTAAAACTTGATAGCCTCATTGTAGTATTTAAAACCATCGCTGATTACTTCAGTAACGACTCCAGTGGCTAAATAATTTATGCTTGACTGGACTGAGTAATGAGCTTCCGTGGATTCATTTAAGTCTACTTTATAAGTTAGGTTTAGTTTAGAGTCTAAAGCTAACTCTAATCCGTCATTTTTATCAACGAAGCCGTTGGCTATAATTCTGCCATCACGAGTAATTGAAATGGGTTCTACATCATCATAGTTAAACCCAGCCGCTGGGCTTAAATTATAAATATCTAGATGATATTCGTTATCGAAATTCTTTTGATATGGGTTAGCCTTTTTCGCCATCTTAGAGCCTTTTACCTGGTATAATCATTGATTATTACACATAAATATAAAAAAATCCCCCACCCTTTCAGGTGAGGGAAATTTTGTTATTTCCTGTAGTGAACTTAGATAACCAAGCCGACTACCGCTCTAGCGTCAACACAGACTCTGCCTTCCTCAAGGAAGCCATAGAAGCCTTGCTTCTCTTGACGCGCCACGAACTGATCATCAGGAAGAACATTGAATGTTCCGCCGCTTTCAGCTTGACGAGCCACAGGACGCACGAATGCATCTCTGCTTAGATCAACGCCTACGCAGATTTCGTCATCTGCATCAACGAACGTGCCACTGTCGCCGCCACCAATGATGGTCGTGCTAGCTGAGTCGATCAACGCCTTAAACAAGGTGTTGTACTTCTTAGCTGCACCGAGCTCAAGAAGCTCATGCAAGGTCACGCCGTAAATGTCGGCCATGCCGCCCGAATTCCAAACAGCCTCACGGGCTTGATCAGGAAGGGCAATAGGTCCAGTGGAGATGCTGCCAGTGCTGTTAACAGCATTGTAAGCAAACCCTCTGACTTGCTGCATGATCTCGGGGCTAACGAACATGTCGGTTAGACCCTTAGTGGACATGCCAGCAGGAGTTCCATTGTTGTAAGAAGTATTGATTCTCTTGATACGAGTCATCAATCTATTGATGTCGTGAGGGATGATCAAACTTTCGGTAGAACCGCCAACTACGTGGCTCAAGCTGTTAGTAGAAGCCTCTGCGAGAGCCTTAAGAATAACGGCCCAAGCATTGCGCTCCTGCTTGATAAGAACTTCATTAGACATTCTCTCAAGAGCTTTGCTCACGATGTCGAGACGGCCTCTGCGAGCGTATCTCTTAAGATAGCTAACAGCACTGTCCAAACGGTAAGTGGTGATTTTCAACTCGTTCATGCCTGAAACCTCTGAGGTGGGAAGACCACCAGCAACGGCTTGAGACCAAACGGTCACGTAATTTTGTTCCTCATCGTAGAAGAGGTCCAATGGTAGGCTAGGGCTGTCGTCCTCGTCAAATTCCATATCGGAATAGATAAGGCCAGCAGAGCCAGCTTGCATAAGAACTTCGCGAACAACAGGGCCGACAAATGCTGCGAAAGCCTGTGAGGCTTCGTTGGCCACAGCCATATCTCTCGATCCCATCGCTTTGATGAGTTCTACTTGTTCTGGAGTATTTTTAAGCTTTAATTTCATAATTTTAATTCTCCTTTAGATTAACCGAGTTCGAGCTTAATGAGGGCTGCTGAGTAGCTGGTGGAAGGCTTAGTAACACTAGCCAGTCCGCCGAGAGCCACACCGCAAGCAACAGCGCTACCAGTAGTAGAGCTGATGATACCTGCCGCCGCACCGTACAGAACGGTTCCCGCGTTAATTGTTGATCCAGTCCAAGCTGTCTCCGAAGCGTTGTAGAGGAAAACTCCTCTGCTTGCAACAGGAATTGCTTGACCTGGGATTACCACGCCCATCTCGGCGGCTTTACGAGGATTATAGAGAAGCTTTTCTCCATTTTCATCGACGTTTGCCATTTCCATGATGGTCATGCCTAAAGCGGCGTCACCAAGACCAGCGAGGTCTAGTTTGCCCTTGAGTGAGTATTGAGTCGAAACGACATTAGAGTAGCTGTTGCCAGTGTCGGAACCGAGATCGACGTAATCGTCGCTCCCGAGACCAGACCATTGGTTGGAAGCGTCGAGCTTCACCAATCGACCAGCATCAACAGATGTACCATCGAAGGTAAACAAATTGATAACGTCGTTTTCGTTATATTGTCTGAATGGATGTAACTTTGTAGCCATTGTATTTTATATTCTTGATTAGTTAACTAGTTATTCAAATCGAAATTATCGATGCTGAAAGCGTTTTTGTATTTTTCGTAAACAGTAGCTTCTTCAGCGTCTGTAGTAGCAGCGACTGCGCTGTCCTCTACTTCTGCATTGTCAATAGCTTCGTCTACTACTTCTTCTGAAGTCTCCTCTTCGGACTCAGACGCAACGACTTCTTCGATGACTTCGGCTTCGGTAGCTTTAGCTTCCTCTTCCTTTTTCTTCTCCACAGTCTTTTTGTCTTTATCTTTTAGAAGAACCTTCATTTTATCCCGATAGCCCGCAAAGTTTTCGTCGTCCAAATCCTTAACGTCTTTGGCGATTACCTCACGGTCTTCATCAGAAAGTTGAAATTCTTCGTCAAAAGATGCCATGCGCTCGTTGAATTTCTCCTGAGCGACACGATCTTCTTTTTCAGTTTCGAGCTCTTTTAGACCAGCGCGAACAGCTTCCAACTCTTTAGTAAGAGTTTCATGCTCTTCATTGAGAGACTTAAGCTTTTCTTCTGATGCTTCTAGAGCTTGTTTCTTTTCTTCTTGTTGAGTGCTGAAATCCTCAGAAGCCTTCTTAAGTTCATCTTGAATGAAATCATGAACGGCAGATGCTTCTAGCGTTTTCAACGACTCGTCATTGATGTCTTTTAAGCTTTCGATTTTCATAACCAATTGATTGTTATTATTTACATTGTTATCGTTAGATTGAGAAGTTTTTTCTAATTTTTCGCTAGATTCGACTTCTTTATCTTTCTCTACTAATTGCTCTTTCTCTTCCTTTTGGATCGCTATTCCTTTTACATCCGCCGCAGGGGTTTCTGTTAGGCCGATCCCAAGTGGAACAACTTGCTTTGTGACTCTGCGATATACGCTTCGTCCGTCTTCTAACTTCCCACTTCCCCCAAGAGCTCTTAAGGAGTCGCGAAATTCTTGTATTTTAGCTGGATCGCTTACAAATTCGGCATTTTCGATGTTTTTTTCTTCGCCTTGGATCACAACTAGGTCATAATCAGAGAAGCCAAGCTCCCAGCTAGCCGAAATCTGTTGGTAGTCTTCGCTAGTAGGGTCACTGGAGTTTTCAATCATGTCCGCAAGGGTCGAATTAACCACTTTCCATACAATTCCACCTAAAGTGATATTAAATGGAGCAGTTGTTTCGGCGGCTTGCTCTGCCGTCAATGCTTTGTCAGTTCCAAATTCACTGAATCCAGCGGTTAAAATAGCGCCAACTACCCTTTCCCTGTTGTGCTCAATGTTAATGGGTTTGTTGACAAAATTCTCATAAATTTCAATAGCGGTAGGAGTGTCGATTACGTCGCCATTTTTGTTTACCCTATTTGCTACGCAAGCATTGAACGCGATTGGCAATAGGTCGATGTTTTTTTCAGTATCTATATCTGGCACAAAATCGCCCACATCGACGAGACTTGCCATAGCTAAATACTTATCTTTTTCCTCTGATACTAGAGGCTTTATAGTTGAGCTAAATATCGTAGTATATTCCAATTTTTTTTTCCTTAACTAGATTTGTGGTAAAAAACAGCCAGTAAAGCGTGAGATGGAGTAAAGCTTTTACAGATAACGGGAGCCCCAGCAAGATTCAAACTGCCGCCAGCAGCCACCGTAATAGCATTCAGCGAACTGTCGTCTTCGAAAGTTAAGGTCACAGCGGAACTGTGGCCATTATGAGCACCCATAGCATGAAAAAACTTTCCGCTATCAGCCGAAACCTTAGCAGTTCCGCCGCACGCAATATTATTAACATGAAGATGGTTATTGTTCATAAGTTACCCAACTCTAGTCCATTTACCTCTGACTCTTACGTGTTTGACTTCGTGAGCGGGCTCATTCAGTTCGACTTGTTCATCGGCCTTTTTGACCTCTTTTTTATCGAGTTCATCGCCGTCCTTTTTTTGATCTTTATTCCAAAAAGTTTTCATAGTTTATTCCTCATTATTTTTACACACAATCTCTTGGTACGAGATAGCCTAATGTTTTTCCATAGTCTTAAAAGGCTGCGGCCTAGTTTTTAAAAAATCTGGGCGACCATCGTTATAATCATTATAGAATTCAATTTTTCTAATCTTAAATGGATGCTTCTTCTTGGCCTCTTTTGTCTCCTCGCTATCTTCACCCTTCTCTTTTGGGGCGTGCTCTACGGGGATTTTTTTAATTTCCTCTTCAGAGGGCATTTTAACCTTTGGATCAAGCGCCCATTGGATTTTGTGCTTCTCACAGAAGTTAATCATTCTTCTCACTGGAACAATAAGGTTGAATCCTTCTCCAGCGCCACGCACAAGCATCCCTATATATTTAGCATCTTTCTTCAAGTAAACGCCTCCACCCGAGGAACCTGGAAATGCCGTTACGGTAGTTTGGTCAAAAACATGTTTGTTTAAACTTTTTATTAGTCTGCCATGCTGAGAGTAGATTCCATCAGTCATTGAGTTCGCTCCCATCTGCCCTAAGAGACTGCCCACATGCATGAGATCGGTTCCGAGAGCTGGAATCTCTTTGTCCAAATGAAAGACCACAGTATCAGTTACAAAATTAAATTTACGCACGCGAAGAAGAGCTAGGTCGTGCCCGTCACTAGCGTCGCTATACTTTAAAACTTCCGCGTCCATCTGGAGTCTTCCAACGGTTCTTCCGTTTTGACGAATTTCTTTCACGATCATCGGGTCTTTAAACTCAACTAGGGTCTTGGGAGAGCCGTCCACCAAGACTTTCCTTTCAGACCTCAAGTTGTCCACTACGTGCGCGGCGGTCCAAACGAAATTAACCAAATGACCTTTCGAGTCTTTTCTGCTAAAGATAACTCCAGAGCCTTCTCCAGCGCTAAAATCTCCTTCCGCTCGAATTGTTACAGATACATTTTGTAAATGATCTGCCGCTTTTTGAGCGGGCGTTTTATCTTCAGCCTTGCTGGGCATAAGCACAGCAAAGCACGTTAATGCTGACACGATTATATTTTTCATAATTTAAAGTTTATACTAGTATAAAAAAGCTTGAGTCGGCTGGAAGGTTAGATATAGTTCATCTAAGGTTTTGAAACTGTAATGAAGGTTTTTAGATTCAACGAGCAGGGCCGCTTCTACGAAGTCTTCCTCTAGAGGAATCCAAAGGGCGGTGATTTCTGTGAATCTGTTGTAGGTTATATTTTGCTCGGCTTCGAGAACCTCTTTAAGCTTAAAGACTTTTCCAGAAACCATTCTTGAGTACATGTTGACTCTTGAAAAGGCCCAAATGGTATTTGATATACCTTCTGTTTTTTCGTACTCCGACACTGCGTTGCAGAAGACCTTTTTAAGCTGAAGTATGGTGACCTTTTTGGGGAATTCTGAATTGTGAGCTTTGACTTTTTCTTCTAGAGCTTTAACGATTTCTATTGAAAATGCAATGGCCTCGTCCTGCGTCGGTTCTTGACGAGGCTTAGCCTCCACGACAAAGCCTTCGTTTTTACGCTTTGACGCTTCTCCTGAAAGTACATAGTCTAAGTTATCCATAAAGCCTTATTAATATAAACTACACGATTTTACCCCTTTTTACTAAAAAAATATATTAAATTGCATCATTTGGGTTTCTGGGGGCGGGAGTTTCTCCTCTTTGCAATTGCTCGATTATACGTAGTAAATACTGCATGGCTTGCTGCTGCTCTATGAGAGTGTCTTCTTGGTCTCTTATTGTGATCCCTTGGTGGGTCACCATTGTCATAGCTTCGTTCATTCCATCCTGATTACTTTTCATAATCATCACGTTGTCGTAAAGTAGCTTCTGGTTTAAAGCTCTGAGCGCCGAGTTCTCAGTTGCCTTGCTCATTACAGAATACAACATGCCGACGAAAAGAATCGTGGTGACAACTTTCGTCCAGCCGCCTAGGTTTTTAAGTAACTGCATAAAGTTATTTACACAAAAAAAAGAGCGCCAAAAGGCGCTCAATTCTTATTTATGGATATTTATGATCAACCGCCGACATTAAGCTCTTCGGCTAATTTCTGCACAGACTTGTCCACTAGAGCGTGCTCTTCATAAGTTAGCTTGGATTGTCTGGCTAAATTAACCAGCAAATTGAATGACTGCTCAAGAGTCAGGTCTTTGGGCGCTTCCGCATTAGTTTGTTCGGGGTTTTGATTTTCTTCACTCATTGTTATTTAGTATAACAAGTAGGCTCCGAAAAAGCAAATTATTTTTTTAATTCTTTTTTGAGGTCTTGGACTTCTGCATCCAATTGTTTCACAGCGTTGAAGAGAACCCACATGATTTGTTGGGGGTCGTAAGTTTTAACGGCCTGTTCTCGTTCTTCTTCTGTTTTCTCATGATGTCCTCTGATTGAAATCATAGATTCGTCTTCTATTCCAATCTCCTTCATCACTTCTGCTACTTCTTGAGCAATGGCTCCGTAATATTTTCTTGGGGTTTTCGATCCGATCCTGTTGTAGCTTTTCGGCTCTAACAGTCTTACGAAATCTAACCCCAGTTCGAATGGGGAAATATTTTCCTTTAGTCTTCTGTCAGAATAAGCTAGAGTGGACATGCTGTACACTCTGTAAGCGTCAATTCGGGCGAAAGCGCCTACCGACGCGTTATCGTGGTCGCCTATTGAGCTATCAGATACGTAATTTATTAAAAGCGAGCCAGACCCAAACGTAGCTAGCGTCCCCTTCGGTACGATGTTATGCACTTTCAGAGAGAAGTTAGTTCCCGTGCCTTGATTGGTCAATTCCAAGCTCTGAGCACTCATCGTTGTCGCCCCAACAGTAGTGCATGTTAGACCAGCGATTGTTAAGGCTCCCCCCGATCCCCTAACGGCTATTGTATTTGCTGTTGCGGCAGAGCTTGGGGACCTAGTTGCACCGCTCCACACAAGCCCCGTAGCTGATGAGGCGTTTCCGCTGAGAGCCCCAGCGAAAGTGGTTGTAGATAAAGTGTTTGAGCTTGGGTTGTACGTAATCCCCGCGTCATACAAGACCTGCTGGGCGGTTGTATTAGCGTTGTCTAGGAAAGCTACATATTGGTCAGCGTTGGTGGCGTTAGCAGCGGCCACGACTTTCGTTGTGCTTGCAGCGACAGTTGCTGTCGCCGCATTTCCAGAACAAGCTGCCGCTGTGGTCGCAGTAGCAGCGTTGCCAGTTACGCTTATGGCGTAAGGCCCATTGCCCGTGAAAATAGTATTTATCCCCAGCAAGGCTAGCGCTTGACCCCCTGAAAACTCATGCAAAATATCACTGCCTGAAATCTTGCCTATGAACATACTCAAGCTGGAGCTTGTTGTGTTGTCGCTTAACACCAACTCTTTAATGTGAACTTGGCTGCTGGCATTTCTTGCGACTAAGTTGTTAGTGCTAGTTGCACTCGTAGACGGCAAATAAGTAGTTGAGCCAATCAGCAGTCCGCTGGATGTAGTAGCGTTACCACTCAGAGCTCCAACAAAATTGGTTGTAGCTAAAGTGTTTGAACTTGGGTTGTACGTTATACCCGTATCCATCAACAACGGAAGATTCCCAGAGCTGCCCGTAACGAAAGTAAGATATCTAGCCGAGTCTGTCGCGTTGGCAGCGATAGCAACGTTAGCTGCGTTTGTGGCGTTCGTGGCGTTGGCCACTGAGGCTCCAGAAAGATCGGCTGTTAGCTGCGTTGTTCCAACAGTGGCTTGGAGTTGCGTCGAGCTAATTCTTTGAAACTGAGTGAAAGATGCATTTGGTAACGCAAGTGTTTTAGTTGTGCCGCCGACTGTCACCGACATTGTACCGCCTGACTCTGTTAAGGCTGTAAAGAGACCAGCGGATTTTAAATATAAATTTAAAGTTGGAGTTGAAGTGCTCGTAGTTTCAGTTTGAGTAGTAAGACCCGCGTTTAAGTACAGCAGTCCATTTGTGGTTAGTGTTAAAGCTGAAATTCCACCTGATCCACCACCACCCGAAGTAGCCACTTCTTCAAACCCTACTATCAAGCCTTGTCTGTTGATTTTTAATCTTGGCGTATTAATGTCACTGCCAATAATTTTAACAGCGTTATTGCTAGGCTCGTCGGCTATATTGTCGCTAGTGGTTCCTCTAAGATCGGCGGGTAAATGAGAATTAAGTGTTGAGTCAAAACTAATGTTTGCACCGCCATTGAATGATTGAGTAATAGCGTCAATGTCGCCAGCCCCTGCGACGGATTTTCCTACGACTATGTTTCTTGCGGTTTCTAAAGTTGTAGCTGTACTCGCATTACCAACTAAAGCTGCGGTTACTTGATTAAATACTACATTACTGCCTGTAGCTACCGCTTGACCGATAGAAATTTCTCCACTACTTATGCCTATTCCAGTTCCCGCAGAAAAGTGAGCCCTAACATCAGAAGCGGAAGGACCAGCGTAAGTTATAACGCCTGTTGAGTTATTGTAAGCAAGAGAGCCATCTCCACCACTATCTGTTACCGAGATGCTACTTAAGGTTATAAAAGCTGAACTAGTATTTGAGTAATTCGATAAATCGTTATCTACAACAAAATCAATCTCATTATTGCTATCATCATAGGTTACGGTAATAAGTGTTTCTGTGTTACCAGAAAGCATAGTCCCAATAGCGTCTTGAGCCCTTTCGTTTGTAAAGTATAAATTACTAGAGCCCTCTGATAAATCATCTGTGTCGTGATTTGACAAAGTTGAAACAGTGCCTGTTACGTTTCCAGTAAGATCGCCAATGAACGCCCCTCTGAAGTTTGTAGCTTGAACGTCCCCATCTACCTCTAAAGCATAAGTCGTAGGTATTTTTTTCACCCCAACTTTACCGTCAGCTTTGATATATAATACATTGGTTACGCTTCTAGTATTAAAAGACAAATCAATATAACCATCAACACTAGTATTAACCGCCTTGATAGAAGCCATGATTGTGTCAGCACTTGCTCCCTGAGTAAACGCAATGCCACCGTAGTGAGCGGTGTTAGTCGTGGCTCCTTCTACGTTAAGAGCTAAATTAAATTGAGCAGCAGAGCCAGCCCTCGAAAGACCCATTTCGAAATCTTGAATTAAATTAGCGTCAATACCCACACCCACATGCCCCAATACAGGAGTACCCGCGTCGCTTCGAGCGAGCGTTAACAATTCTACATTTCTAATTTTAGTGGGCATTAAAACAGGTGTGGTATGTCGTCGGAGAAGTAGTCTCCCCCATCTGTGGTAAGTAAATTTAAATTATCATCAACCAAGTAATCAAGGATAAACAGCCCTTGACCTTCAGCAGCTATTACACTTCTAGCGTAATCGTAATCATTAGACATAGTAAAAGTAGTAGAAATAGTTTTATTACTTCCTATATCTGAACTGTACGCTGCCCCGTTAAATTTTGCCCCGAAGATGTTATACTTCATGCCTTGGTTGCCGTTGCCATCCATAAAGGCTAAAGAAACGTCGTAATCTTCATCTCTCCTTAAGTTATCTAAAAAGTTTCCCGATAGCTGGTAGTTTGCTCCGCTTTCGATCATGTCTATGGTCAGAGTAGATTTAAGCGGCAGAGTGAGGTTTCTGTCTGCGTAATACTTGTGCCCAATGCAGGAAAGATTTTCCCTATTCATCGGGATGTTTAACTTCATTGATTGGAAGATGTCCTTGTAGAAAAGGATGGGCTCATTTTCCGCATCTTTATAAACCTTAAACGAATCAACCCAAAAAACCAACCCCTGAGCGGAGGGAAAGAAAATGTTAAAGGCTTTGCTTGCGGTATTGGGGGCGGATGTAAGTTTTTTCCTGATTTGTATCTTGGTCCAAGCATTACCTATAAACTGACTCAAATTAAAAGTGTTCGGAATTCCATCTTGACTTACCTGAAGCAGTTCTCCTTCTGGTTTGCTTGTGTTAGCCTTAACGTAAAATTCGTAAGTATAATACTCTCCCACAACCATTTTCTCAACTGGCACAGTTGCGTAGGCCCCGCCATAATTACCGTTTGCGTGAATTGAAGAAGCTTGATTAACCTGCAAAGACTGCAAGCCTTGATATTGCTCAGAAGAAGTTAAAGCTACTGTGGCCCCGTGAAAGCCAGCAAAGTCGGTGGAGCTTTCCATGTCGTTCTCAATCAAGATATCTTCCTTAGCGGCTCTTTTGGAGACTGTTACGACTACATCGCTGGGCCTGAAAGTGTGATGAACGTCAAAATTCGGGTTGGTCCTATCGTAGTTCTTCGGTATAAGTATTTCTTTATCTCCGTATTCGACCTCTGCGTCTTTTGAGTTTATATAGGGGGTCATTATCCCAGAGCCAGAGCCAACGAAGATAACGTTGTCAGCGGCAAACCCGACGTCTACTTTGGGGTAGTTACCAACGGTAATGTCTAAAGCGTAGTTGTTGATATAAACGTTCTGGAAAATCAACAGTCCCAAATCATTTATATTTGGGGTTGCCATTTCGTTTGCCCTGCCAGATGAGATCAGGTCGGGGATTTCAGCGGGGCTAAATGCTGGAGTTGTTCTTACGTCTGTGCCTGACTTGTTTACCGCTAGGTATACATTCTGCCTCTTATTTCCACCTAAGAAGTCATAAGTAAATTCTTTATTGGGCGAGCTTGACGACCCACTCGTCATGACATTAAAGCCCATTTTCTTCTCGTTGTTTAGGCCTTCTAAAAAATAAGAAATTGTACCATTTACATCTGGGGGAGAGGAGAGAGTTTGAGAATCAAAGGCAGACTTACCGATTAAGCCTATGTCTTCCCTATTGGTGGTTATGTCGTAACCGAAACTTTGTACGCGATGAATTCTCTTGAGAACTTCGAAAGTGCCAGTGTTGCTGTCGGAAAGAGTACCAGTTACAACGGGGTAATTGCTTGCCCCGCTAGCTAACCCAAAGAATAAATCTTGGGCGTTGTATATAATTCTGTTTGCCATACATCACAACCTTAAGCCTTGCTTATAAAGAGAATGCTGGCTAGATAATCATCTACCTGATGTTTTGCAGCTATCTCTCTAACTTCGGCTATTCTTTCTGGGTTGCGATCCACAGGCTTTTTCACGTAATCATTTATCTTACCCTCCCAGTCGGAGGGGTCTTCGTTAGCGATGATAACGGAGCCAATCTCCTCCGCTACTTGCTTTTGAACTTTGGTGAGTCTTTTGATTTTGTGTTTTTTGCGTAGAGATGCTTCAACCATTTTGAACAACTTGGAAGCTTTAGTTAAATTGTCAGTTACTTTTGTCAAGCTGAATTCAGCCTTTGACTGTTCGCCTTTGCCCGCTGGGTTTTGCTCTGGAGTAGGCGCGCCTTCGCCCTCTGGCCTACCAGCTTCTTTTGTCTCGCTCATTTCAGCCTGATTCTTTCCGCCAATCAAGGGTTCGTAGTAACCCTGCTTTCTGAGTTCTTTAAATTCTTTTTGAGACTTGAGAGACATTTCTTTATCTGGAAGTCTGCCTGTATCGATAGCCTCAAGACCTTCTTCGGCGGTTAGGATGCCAAGCTCGATAAGCCTGTTGTAAATACGAAGCATATTCGTATCGTCCTGAAGGGAGATCCTGTCGAAGTAGGGGGTTGGATAACTTTTGAAGCCCATCGTCTTCGAGATTCGTTTGATTTCAGGAATTAAAAATTCTTCCATGAAAGAACTTCTCGCCTGTTGAAGCCTCGCTATGAATAAATCAATCTTTGCATTCTGGTTTGCGAAAGTGCTTTCGCCAACTAAAATATTGTTCAACCCAAGTTGGATATCTCTGTCTACAACTTCGTACTTTTTAGAGTCTAATAGGGAGCCAATGTTGGGAATAACAAACTCGGCCTTGGTGGTATAATCAGCGATAAGAACCCTGCCTACAGACTGATTTTGAAAAAGAGTCTGCATCGCTTCTAGGTTCTTTTGGTTAACGCCGCCCTTTTCTGGCTCAGACCCCATAGTGACGAGCAGTATGGCTTGCTGCATTGTGCGAGCAATTGCCATGTCCATTTTTTTCAACTCAGCCTTGTAGTTGATATCCTCAAGAACAGGAAAGCCTAGTGGGACGGAAAATGGCTCGTAATCCTGCTTCTTGTAAAAGACGGGTTTAACTTTGTCTGGATCAAGCCTCATCAATATAATTTTTGACTTTTTGTTTTTGCTGATCAAGGCTCTGGATTCAGGATCGAGCGATCTTAAAATTTCCTTGTCTTCTTCGGTCTGTGGGTTTTGGAGTCTAGCCAGCTCGTAATCTGAAAAGATTTTATAATAGTTACCATTCCAAAAAGCTGCTGAACCAGTAAGCTGAACGTCGGCAGGGTTGAGGATCATGTATCTAGCGGGAAGAATCTTGTCGCTTAATTCCTTCGCGCCGTACATCTGGGTGATTTTCAAAGCGTCTTCGTTCTTGAGCTTTCCGTCGAACCTGTAAACAAATACATTTCCAGAGCGATAATACTCTCTAAAGAATCTATCCTGAAAACCAAGTACATTAAGCTTCTTAAATAAAGCACTGAAAAAATCTCTAGCCTTTTTGGTTCCCCCCTTGAAATAAAGATCGCTGATCGAAAACTCAGTCATCAAATCGATCACATTCCTAAACGCTGCGAAATTATAATAAGCTTTTTGACACAGGATAACAGCGTCTCTTACGTCAATGTTGGACTTGTTTCCTCCCACGCCTGGGGTGAACTTGTAAGGGATAAGCCCGTCGTTTATGTTTTTGTACCTGTCCGTTCTCGGGATGTTGCCAGACACATTTCTTCTGGTTGGCACTGTGGTGGTGCTTGTGGTGCTAGCGAAGGATTCAGAAGCTTCGGATACCATCAACGGTACAGCTTGTTCCTCTTCTTTTTTACTTTTCCTTTTGCCTGTCATTGCTGTTTTGAGTTACACAATTATTGTATCATCATGGGCGAGAAAGTCGAATTTGCTTTGATTTCGCCCAAATCCATCATATCATAATAACACTTAACCGCCCAGTTGCCAAGCATTAAGGTGGTATAATTATCTTTTCTGGCCCTATTTGCTGAGGTGTTCCTCTTTAAGTGTTGGGGCAGATCAAACGTTTGAGTTCCTCTAGCGGTAGAATTGACCTCTAATAAGGCGCACTGTTTTTTAGTCTGATAAACCAAGTCGTCCTGAGTCTCTATCAAGTCTAGGATAGATTCCCCGTTGGGGTACTTTATATTAAGCCTCTTGCTGGACTCCCTTTGGAAAGCCGTGGGGTTGGGCGATATCCTAGAGCCAAACCAAACCCTCTTGTGATCGATACAGGCTTGCAGATGCTCGTTTGCGTTTCTTATAAAATTAGTGGTAAATACCTGCTTAAAACAAATAAAGCCCATTTCTTTATTGTATTGCCTTTTGGCGGTTTGCAGCATCTTTATGTAATCGTTCCCTTCCGAGTCGCTGTTGAAGTCAATGAACTTCATCGGCTTCTTTTTGAACTTGTGGTTTTCATTACAGCTATCCAAAAACTGATAACCAGCATTATCGATAACTATCATTTCTGGGTCAAAGGACTCAGTTAGGTAATCCATATAAGCTATGTGATCCTTTAAGTCTCCACCAGCAACCGCGTAACTATGGACAAGGGTGGCGGTTTTGTTCTCTTCGTCTAATTCCATGACAGTCATGGCAAAGTAATCTGAACTAGGGCTGTTGGAGAAGGAGGGGTCAATTGCAATTATATACTTAGCCCCGCCTGAAGACAATCTCAGAGAGGGCTCGTCTCCATCTGGCACTGTACACAAATGCATTTTCTTGGCGCTAAAGTAGGAGTCGCTACCGTCCGTAAACTGAGCGCAATATTCCCTTTGGAAAGACGAATTCGATACTCCCCCGCTTTGAGCTTCCTCGATGATAGTTGGATCGATCATCTCTTCGGGCAAAGCCTCGTATCCCATCTGGGAGATGAAGTAAGAAGCGTCTAGTTTATCTTTGCTGTAGATTTTCTCCATCCACTCTTTGTAGGTTTTAAATAAATTCTCGAAAGTATAGCTAGCAGAAGATAAGGCTATCATTTTAGAGTTATTTTCGAATTTGATTCTATCCTCCTCCTTCATGTTGCCCTCGTCTATGAGCCTGTTCTCTATTTCTCTTATCTCCAATCTTTCTTTCATGTTTTGGGGGGCGACCAAGAAAGGCATGAGGACGGTTTTGATAATATCCTCTGGAAGCAGTAGATACTCATCGAGCACAAGAACGTTGGCGCGGAAGCCTCTAATTTTTTCACCATTAAGGGGGATTGCCGTAATGGTTCCTCCGTTTATGCTCCATTCAAATTGATCATTGCGTTTGGACTTTGCGTCGAAGCATTGCGATAGAAGCTCTGCGCCCTTAGAGTCTACTAGTTTCTCTAGGTTGTTGAAAATAAACCTCGCAGTACGAAACGTCGGGCCAGCAATGAGTATCTTAGTGCCAGGTTCGAATATACATTGGAGGAAGCAGAATACAGAAGCGATGAAAGTCTTACCGCAGCCGCGACCCCAAACGCACATCGAAAAATTACGATTCATCAACCCCTTCAGGGTGGCCTCCTGATAAGCTGCAAGCTTAATCCCAGAAATGAGTTCAGTAGTAAACCCCAAGTTGGCTCTGAGAAATTTAGCCAAAGAAACCCTAGCTTCTTTATCTCCAAGCTCACCCTTTAACGCTAGAAAGTCTTCATTGAGATTCTTGAACTCTTTATCGTATTTTTTTGGGCTATACCACATTATAGTTTTTTCGTGTCATACGCTAACTGCAAATCAATCTCCTTAAACAAGCAGCCAGAAGTGAAAATTTTCTCGACAGTCTCTGCGGCCTTTACTCTGCCCTTAACAAATAAGAATTGTATAAAGGGGTAAGTCTGCCCTAGTTTTCTTACGTTGTGGAATAGATATTCTGGTGTTACCCTAGTGCCTTTTTTGTAAATGTGAGGTAAGTAATTAAATGACAAGCAGTTGGTGAGGGTTTCTTCCACGAGGACTACAAAACCAGCATTCGCTTGCTCCGCACGCTCGATCTCCCTACAGAATCTGTCGTATCCACCGCTGAGAGTTCCGATGAAATCGCTCGCAGACTTTCTCTCTATGTAACACTTGCAAGACATGTCTTCGTCGCTAAAAGCGTAGTCGCCAAACTTTAAAGTCCTGACTTCGGTTTCTATGCCTTTGAAGTTTAATGGCTTTTTCTCTCTTGTGTCTATGTATATTTTACAATTGGGCTTGCTGGGTTCTGAGCCGTGGATAACCTTATCTGAGTTAGCGTGTTTATTTTTAAAGCCAAGCTCTTCGCACAACTCGTAGTAATCACCAAATAAATCATTGTAACATTGAATTGGGGGGATAATCAATGTTCTTAGTTCGACCTGGGCGGGGGTATATTCCAGCTGCTTCTTCTCTTTGCGCTTTAGGAGCAAATCTTTACAGTAAGCCTTAGCCTCTTCCTTCGGAGCTTCGGACATCCATTTCTTTAGGTTCGTTCTTGTGTTAAAGTCGCTAGAGAAATATTGCTCTTTGGATTTAAATTTAATTATTTTTTTGTCCTGCTTGTCGTGCCTTGGGTACTGAGACTGATAGTACTCCACGACGCGCATATCGTGAGCCTTGATGTGTGCGTGCAGTTTTCTGTCCGATTCAAATTCTTTTTCGCAAACTTTACAATTAACCATTTAATACCTCGTCTTCACTTATTCCCATTATCCTAGCCTTAACTTCTTCCATAGATGATAGCTTTTCAATCTCCTTCTTAACAGACTTTTTTCTTAATTCTGCTAGTTCTATTAATTTTTTCCGAGACTCTTCCTCTTTCCACATCTGGACTAGGTGAACGAGACTCGCGTTTTCCTTTATTTGGCTTTTCAGCTTGTCGCTTCTCTTTTCCTTTAGGTCTCCAAGTAGTTTTTGCTGACGGCCTACGCATTGATTATATTCGGTTTGAGCTGAGCTAATTGCCTGAACTAGCCCCATAGCCAAACGTCTTCCTTCCGAGTCTTCAGCGGCGTTGTCGAGCAATTGCTGTAGTCTCTCTGAGCGCGCCTGAATGCTAGAGCCGATAACAACTTCAGTTGCCAGCACGATGTACTGATCGACCTCTTCTTGAGACAAATCTGGCTTGTCATATGTATATCTTACAAAGCTTGATTCGAATAGGCCTCGGTCACTGTTGCTTTCGTATGTATTGATTTGGTGAATGAACCTGTAAGTATTCACATACCCCATAAGGGTAGAGATTTCTTTCTTCTGTCTCCCTGTTATTTTTTTCTTCTCAATCTTTTCGTGGATATATTTGTTGGCCAGCAATAGGGTCTTATCAAATGTCTTGGGGGGAGTATGGCTCTGCTCTGGGATATCTTCAATATCTTGGTGAACTATTTCTTGAGGCAAGGTCTTTAAGTACTCGTTGACCACCCTGACTTCAGCGTGCAAGGGTGTTAGCGTGTGATCATCGAATACGATTCTGCCCAAATGGGTTGCGTTCATGGTAGAGGCATTGTTGCTTATGAACTCTTTGTGCTCTTCTGTTAGCTCGGGAGCTTCCTTGGGATGGTAAACATGAGCCCCGTCCGCCTTGACCCCGAACTTGGCAAGATACGCTTTAAGCTCTCGCGCCTCTTTGCTTCTGCCGTCTAGTGAAGAATTACCTGGGTAAGCTGCGCTGATTAATTCAGCTAGCGATGGGGGGTCCTGATCGTTTGCTTCTCTTTCCTGCCATAATTGCAACGCTACCAGATGTCTTTGCTCTATAGTTAACTCTGACATATTAAAAAATATCTATACCATTCTTATCCAGCTCTTTCTTGACTTTGACCAATATAGACTTTTTGATGTTCTTGATTTGCTTATAACCAGGCTGTCTATTTTTTTCTGTGGTTTTATATCCCATCCTCTTGGCCACCTCTTCTTCCTCTAGGTTCTCTACGTAAAGCAGTTCGTAAACTTGAAGCTCGTTAGCTTTCAGGACCACTTTCATCTTCTCGTGCAATTTAACAGCCGCTCTCTCTACGTCAAAAAAGTCTGAGGACATAGACGAAACCTCTTTAGTGTGATTCTCTAGGGCCAACGGCAACTTAGCGTCGTGGGCTCGTTTTTTTGTTTTTTCCCATTTTGCGTATAGGGGGCATTTGGAGTCTTGATCAACATATATAGAACAATGGTTAGAGCCTTCTGCGGCAGCGCATTTTAGGCAGGGTCTAGTAAAATTGCCGTAGTTGTTTCTTATTAGGTTTTTGATTTGATTGGATATGATCCTGTTTATCCAGGGGCTAAGGGGCTGAGATGGGTCATACATCTCCCATTTTTTAAATATGTGAATCCTTAGTATTTGAGATACATCATCGAAATCCATCCAAGCTAAAGCCGTAAGATTCCACTTGTTCCTACGTTTTCTAATTTCTTGGTTAATTGTGTCAATGCTATCTTCAAACTTGGGCCGTTTTTTTTCTTCGGGCATTAACTGCTTCCCTTCGGCCTGATAGAGCCGCCCTCTTTTGTCAGGTCGCCTAAAGCGTCCTTTGACGGTGGTGGGGCAGGAATTTGGTCTTCTTCTGGAGACGTTAGGGTCCCAGCGATTTCTCCCAATTTAACCCCCCTCACTCTATCGGTTTGTATATCCGCTTCGATTCGGGTGATATTTGGAATAGACTGGGAATCTTCAGAATCTCCATAATCTAGCTCTAAGGCTGAAATTTTTGGCTTTACCTCTGCTTTTGGCTTTTTTTGAGGCTTGACGCTGGCTTTTGAGCCGTCTAGTGAAATTCCACAACTATTGCAGAATTTAGGTTTTTTGGAGCCGTAATTATTGGGCTGACCGCATGATTGGCAATAAATGTTCATAGTAAATTATATTTTTTTGGAGCAAAAAGTCCATTTTTAATGTAATTAGGTATACACATGAAAAAGCCTTTCGTATTTAGAACCTATGACGGAAAAGTGAGATACGAGGTGATATTGAAAAAGCCACCCAAGTGCTACAACGCTGTCGGCTTATGCCTCGATCCCACTGAAAGTGACCCCAAGATTTTGGTGAACCCCAATCAGACCGAGCGCCAATTAATGAATACTATAATTCATGAGTTTGCCCACGCCTTTTTTTGGGATTCTTCCGAGCAGAACGTTTCTAAGTTTGGCAACATTGTCACTAGATATCTCTACTCCCAAGGATGGCGTAAGCAAAAACCCAAAAAGAAGAAATAGATATAACTCAAACATACCCACGAACTACTGTTCGTGTTCCTTGTTCGTAATTATAAATAATTATAAACAATTGATTTAAAATTGGGGCTACGTTATGCGGTGTGGCTAATTACCCTTCTTAGCTTCGTTAAGCTTCTTGATCAGGAACTTGACCAGCTCAGAGCGCATGATGTCTTCCTCACTGAAAGTAAAGTGGTAAATACCATGCTGTAAAGAGTCTTCGTCAGAAAATATATCAGCAAGATTTTCATATCCACCAGTTTTTTCATGACCCTTGAGGTCTGTCTGCATTGGGTCAGCAAGAATGAAAGCGCGACTACCTTCACCCAAGCGAGTGAGAACAGTCATGATCTCTTTCTCTGTCGAATTTTGAGCTTCGTCCAGTATAACGCATTTAGCCTTCCAGTTCATACCTCGTGCAAAATTAACTGGGAACATGGAAACTCTGTGTTCCTGCTCTAGTCTTTCGGCACAGCCTGGTGTCAAAAGCTCAAGTAATTTATCCAAAAAGGGAAGATTAAAGAATTTTAACTTTTCATCTGCGTTACCCGGCAGATAACCAAGACTCTTATCTGAGGACTCTACCGCAGAGCGCAAATACATAATCTCTTCAATTGATTTAAGATTAAGTAGTTGAAGGGCACAGTAAGTCGCCAGTAAGGTTTTCGAAGTGCCCGCAGGGCCACTTACGAATATTACCTTGGTGAGCGGATGTAAAGCTATCCTAAAAAAATCTTTTTGTTTCTCAGTCCAAGGAAATTGATTTATTCTGATTTGTCTTTTGATTGGGTTTTCGGCAATGAACTTATTTTCGTTATAGTTGTCTTTGCTGACTTCTTCAGCTAGTTCCTTGCCGCCTCGGATTTTGATAGGCTTCGAGCTGTTATGTTTCATAACTTAACTACGATTACACCCTTTCTCAAGATTTAGTGTAAAATTATACATGAGAGTAAAACCTATACTCAAGATGTGTGCTTACGTAATTTCTTTTTGCACTTTGTTCCTTTACTCTGGATGTGGAGCTTTGAACCAAGGGACATTTGCCAAAGACGAAACGGGCGCTTATACTAGACATTTTTGGAGTTGTGGTCCCAAAGCTATTTCTGACGTAATGCATCAATTAAAAAAATCTTATCATTCTGATGTAGAGATAAGTAGAGAAATTCAAAAAAATGGAAACATCCGCCGATTCACCCTATCGGTGTTCAATCAAAGGGCTATGGCTATCACTTGGCCATCAGAGATTAAAAAATATTTTCATAAAAGAGACCTTTTTTTAGTTAAAGCAAATTTTAATTCATTAACAGAAAAAGACTCTGCAATAATTCTTATCAAAAATGGTTTAACTTATCATTGGATTACTTTTCCAACATATACGAAAGAACATATACAAAACTTCTTCGGAACTTCAACAAAGATCGTAGAAACCTATTTAATAAAAAAGAGAGCCGCGAAGTAATTACTCAACACGACTCTCTTCAAAACACGCCGTTGCGGCGCGTTTTGTTACTCAGTTGATGCGGACTGAGCAGTTACCTCCGTAAGAGGAACGTCTTCTGGAGGAGACATTACCTCAGACTGAATCTGCGTAAGTGAATACACAGTGTATCCAGTGAAGGCAAAGTTAAGGGTGATCAAGAGCAAAACTGCTCTAGCGTAAATCGTCTTAACAGTTGTGAACTTTTCGCCGAGGGAAACCTTGGTCTTAGCGCTACGTTTAGTAGCTTTTTTCTTGGTAGTACTTTTACTCATAGGCCAATATCTTAATCATATACTGTAGTTTGTCCAATCATTTTTTACTTTTTCTCCATCTAGCTCTTTCAGCCACTTAAAAACACTTCCTTCTTCATAATTATCGATATTTATAAAGGGTACGTCTGCTCCAAGGGCTCTTGAGGGCATATAGGTGGTCAGGGCCATAACTTTTTCTCTTGGTAGGCATGATAACGCAGCGTGAATGTTGCCAGAGATGACCCCTATGAAGGCATGGGAGGCTTGAAGTAAGGAAAGTAAATTATCAGCGTTGCATTGTACCCCCCTTACGTGGGCATTCATCCATTCAAAATTTTGGTTTTCTGGATTTGAGTACTTGTGTTCAAAATGTGTTTCCATTGGAATCAGCCCCGCTTTAATAATCTCGCTCCAGATTTTATGCGCCGTTTCCTCTCTTCCTACCATACCGAAGGCCGATGGCCCCCAAGTGCTAAAGAAATGCACTGTAACTAAACGTGGGCGCATTACGGGTATCTCCTGATGAGGCTTGGTAAGTGGATCAAAGCTCCCAACCTCTTCTAACATGCAGTTTTCAGCTTTGCACATTTCGCCCTCTCGATTCTGCGTATATTGAATACCAAAAACAAAATCATAATCACCAATAATCTCCTCGGCTCTATCTATCAAATCATATTTCTCATAATCTAACAAAAATTTTTCATATCCCATCGCTCTGTCTAATCCATAAACAAATTCTATATCAGGATATTCCTCCACCAGATACTTGTATACCCCTCTGAATCCCAAAAAGTCTCCTAATCCATGCAAAAATAATAAAAGCACCCTTTTAGGGTCGTGTTCTTCTATATAGGAAATGATATTCTGCTGCGTTTCTAAACAATTGATGATTTTCATTATGCCCGTCCTGGTTTTTTCCTAATTACTTTAATTGATAGTTGTTGATTTGTCTAAATGGTTTGAAATAGGGGGGGCTTTTCCTCGGGGAGATTGATGCTGAACACCGCCCCCCAAAATCTTTTTGCCCCAATCGAATCGGGTTTTGAATTGGGGGTGGCACATAGGGGTGGTATTACGCCGCGCTCACCCTAGGGTTTGGAAAAAGGTGGAGCGCGAGAAGGGAAAACGACTAAAACCTTCCCGCGCCCCGTGTTTGTTAATCGCGCCTCAAATAACTATTAAATTCGTCACTTTCTGCAACGCGCAACTTTTTTGCTTGCGGGTAACTAAAGTCCTTCTTGTGAACGTAAGTAACCACCCGCTGGTCGCTGATGGTTCCAACGACACGCTCAACCCTGTTGCTTTCCTCATTGAAATACAATGAGCCATTTCTAATCTCTTTCATCTTCATAGTTTTGTTTCCTTTACTTTCTTTAGTTTACTTCAACCTTGATTGTGATACAAGGTTAAACTTTGCGAGTGGGAGGAAATTCATCCTCGAAGAATGTCAGCGCATCATCATTGCTATGAATCACGCGCACGTTAGCCATCACATCCATAACCTTGAAGCTTTCAAGAGTTACGCCGAAGTCGTCGAAGGTACGGTGACCGATGACCGAGTGCAGTACGCCCTCGATGGTCATATACTTTTCGTCTGTGTCTAGTGTTGCGTTGATGTTTCTCATTTACTTTACCTCCTCGAATACTGGGTTGCTGCGATGCCCTTCAGAGTAAGAGGGACACATCGCTGTGACTTCTTCCGTGCCTGTCTGTTCGTAGGTCTTGCCAACGGTATAGTCAAGCCAACCGTGTGACACTTGCTGGTCACCGATGTACTTGACAGCATCCATCTTGGCTTGCTGAAAGGTCATCGTGCCAACTCTGGCCCGTGTGCTAAAGTGAGCGCAAGCAGAATCAAATCCGCTGAACTTGTTTGTGTGACGAAATCCCTTTGCGTGGATCTCGGTATAATAATGTTGTACGTCTCTCATAATCGTTTTAGTCTCTGTCGCTGATGGTTAAGGTATCGCCTTCGCGGGTCATCCACGAGGGAAGCACTTCAGGGATTGAGATAGCAGGGTCGTTGACCTTGTACTCGTGTCCTTTGTCGCTCCATACGAAGCGCACGATGATGCTTTCCTGCTCACCTGTGCGAGCGTCTGCTGTGATTGCTGTGATGGTTCCCAGCACACCGTAGCGGCTTACTGTCTGTCCTATGTTGTAGTTGTTTTTCATATTCTTAATTTGTTATGCGTATAGTATAGCACACTAGGTAAGACATCCGCTGTCCCACCTAGTAACCTTTCTCAATAAATCTTTATGCATCCGAGCCACTCGCCCGTTGTGGTTTAACAGTACAACGCCATTGACTGGCTTGCGTGGGTCGAGGTCGCGCACGATAACGCCGCGCCATTGTGGGTTGTCTCTGTGGTGAACTAATGTTCCTGCTGTCATTGTCGCTTTCATTGTTAGTATTAAACCATAAATAGCCGCAAAAGTAAAGATAAATCCTGGGTAAATGTTCACAAAAAAACTTACGATTGTTGGTAAATAAAGCTTGACATTTGGCCGGGCAGCCCGGCAGGAAGTCAAGCATAAAATGTCCACAATGCGCAAATAAATGTTGATAACTTGGTGCGATTTTTCTTGTAATTCAGTCGCTGCTATGCTATACTTTCCCTATTGAAAGTGAGAGACGAATGAGAACTGAACAAGAAGTACAAGAAGAGCAACGCAGGGCCGAGGCCCGTGTGCAACGCTGGAACGAATCCGTGCAACAAGTGCGGGAACTCGCCCGACAATGGCAACGGGATAACGCCCACCTCGGCCCTTTCCTCCACCCTGTAGAGGATGAAGAAAGTTAGAGGGTAGGACGGCAGATGTCCCACCTCTTACGCTATAATAGACTTATGATAATTGAAACAGATATGAAAACAGAAACACTATTTGAAGTCCTCACGTTTGATGGGGATGCAACCCTTGGCTTTATCAAGGCATACGATGTCCCACACGCTAGGCGTATTGCTGAAAGGCTTTACTGCAAAGGCGTAAAGATCAAGCTCATTGGAGAAGGTAGCAAGGGCACAAGAGTGCTAACCTACGAAGAAAGTATGGAACGATAAAAATTCAACAGAGAAGGATTAAAAGATTATGAAAGGACTCAAATACACAATCAACTTGCGCAACGGACTCACGTTCAACACTTGCGGATTCGACAAGGCAGGTGCGCTTAAAAACTTTAAGATGCACCACCCCGTATACGCTAACGAAAAGGTTTACCCTATCTGGTACATCCACAGCACAGGAGAATGGGCCTAAGACTATGAAAACAATCAACCTAATAATCGCATCGCTACTGCTCACCACCCTCGCCTCTGCTGAGCTTACGCCGAAGGATCGCAGGGCTTTACTGCGCCAGCCTTATACTGGCATTGACCCCTGCTCAGTAGTGCGCACCTATGACGGGTGGAAGATACGGGGCGATATCTTTTTCCATAACAGAATCGTTAAGCATTTAAAGATCATTGAAAAAGGATCTCCCTATATGTACGCAGTTGGCCAGCGGGGCGTTAAGTCAATCATCCATAACTGTGATCCAAAAGTTAATAACGCAGGATCAGTTGCTTGGCCTTCTGCTGCTAGTATAGCCATTGGAGATAGGAATTTAAGCCACGGGCTAACCTCAACGGTGACCGTTTCACTATTGCACGAGTTTAAACATTGCGACACTCGCCACACAGGTGAAGGCGCGGCCCAATGGACGGCAGTAGTCTACGGCAGAAAGTGCGGGATTCATCCCACGCTTATACGCTATCGCAGAGGGATGGGGTTAAATCTTGGATACTCTCAAGCAAAATGGGATTCACAATTTAAATAAGTAAATTAATATGAAATCACTGCAAAACATTACCAAAGAAATTGCTTACTATAGAGGTAAGGAAATCACTCACGGCATTGGCTATTCCAGTTTTATGATTGAACACAATAAGCTTTTAAAAAAATATAAACGGAGCCACAGCGGCAATTCAAGTACTGGTTTCGAGGTTGAGGCAGATTTTCAAACGTATATCGGACTCGCCGCCGAATGCTCGCACGCAGCTTGGGACGCTGTTGCGGGCAATGGTGAAAAGTGGGAAATCCGTACTCGCGATTTTACTCTGCCCTCCTCGACGGTATGTTTTGTGAATTCGAGTGACGCAATTCGGAGGCTGGACGGCCCCGAAGTAAACAAGGCGATTGAATTTAAATGCTCTAAAGTGGATATGTTTCTTATATGCGACACCTCGCTAGTGCGTGAAAAGGGACTGCTTGAATGGTGGGAGATTCCTAGTAAAGTAATCCTTGAATTGTATAGACGGGACGAATGGAAGCAGACGGTCACCAAAAACGGCTCCTTGCGGAAGGCACATCCGCGCGTCGGTAAGGACTGTTGGATTAAATTGCTTATCTCCTCGCGGTTTCACAGCACTATGAGTTATCTTTTCAACAAGTAAAAACCCCGAAGACTGTTAATAACTTTTCCTTGACAGGCCGCCGGGCTGCCCGGCCAAATGTCAAGAACTAAATACTCACAATAGCAAAATAAATGTTAATAACTTACCTGGTTTGTGCTCGACTTTTCTGTTTTTCTGTGATACAATCTTTATATTGAGAGTGAGAGAAACAAGATTATGAACGAAGAAAACAACAGAGAAGAGACATTCACATTCGGGCCTTTCGAGGTTACCGTTCACCCCGCAACCAACGAAGAAGATGAGTGGGTTGAGGTTTGCGAAAGTTAAAGGGTAGGACGGCAGATGTCCCACCCTCTATGCTATAATAGACTTATGATAATTGAAACAGATATGAAAAACAAAATAAAAACCTTCAACGTAGAAACCGAAGGCCGTTATGGCCAGCTCGGAAATTACATCATCGAAGCCCCAACCTTGGAGATTGCCACCGCAAGAGCCAAGTCGGCAAACCATTACATTTTTGACATATCCGAAGTGCAGGAGAGCACTCAAAAAATCGAGGATAACTTTTCAGATATGATGCCCACCTCCGAAGAGTTTTGGTATGACGCGCAGCCAGAGGCTTATGAGCCAAGCTGCTACGATGGCACTTATTCGGAAATGTAAGAGATTTAAAATTATGAGTATGACATATAACAAAAAGATGGAGCTACTGGCTCAAGAGATTTACGCCAAAGGTGTGAACAAACAAACACACTACGACACGCCGCAAGGCAAAGTCGCATATCCAAAGGTTGACTATGATAAACTTTGGAACGTGGAAGGTTATTATAATGATGATGAAGGCAACGACATCAGAGACAGAGACTAGATTATGAAACAGTACGAAGCAACCTACGAAGACACCGATGCCAACAACTTGAGCCAAGGCAAGGTGACGTTACACAGACGCAGCACTGACAAGCGGGTGAAGCACCCTATCGCAATGGGAACGTATCACATTATGAATTGGCATTCATTTGATGACGAAGGCGCGAGCCTTGAAACAGTGCAAGTGTGGAACCCTATCACCAAGAATCTGTTTGAGATTTACTCAAGCGACGAAGGTGAGACATTCGCATTTGATATGGTGGAGGCATAATGATTATCTTAATACTTATTGCCGCCATTATAATACTAGGCTGGAACGTTGACGACTACATCTGGCGCGATTAAATGCAAAAATAAAGCTTGACAACAGGCTGCCGGGCTGCCCGGCCAAATGTCAAGGCTAAAGTGAAAAAACTTTCTTTTTTATGACACAATTGGTGATCGACTTTTACGATTTTTTCAGGTATACTATTCGTAATGAAAATGAAAGACGAAATGAAAGACGAACTTTTTGAAGTAAGAATTGCCACGTGGAGCGATGGCACTACCACCACCACCCACATCAAGGCATTTGACTTGGCACACGCCAAGCGGATTGCCAAAAAGAAATGGGGAACCACAAGGGTTCAGCCGATGGAAGGACGATTTGAAAGATTCAAAGAATTTAACAGGTAGGACGGCAGATGTCCCACCTCGTATGCTATACTAGACGCAGTTAGAAGATAAAGATTATGAAAAACAAAAATGAAAACACAAACGAGCTAACCTTCAGAGGTTGGCACAGCGACGAAGACGAAACTTTTACAGGTGTCCGAAACGATAGCTTCGGCAATGACTGCCGAGACCACGACCAAGACGCTTGGAATTTTGAAATTGACGAAAGTGATTGCTGGAAGTAAAGAATATGAAAACGAAAACGATAATGATAAGCCCGACGAGCAAAGCAAGCCGACCACAACCACGCAGACGATAAGAAAAAGAAAGTCACAAGGTAGGACGGCAGATGTGAATAACTTTTCCTTGACAAGTAGCCGGGCAGCCCGGCAGAATGTCAAGCCTAAAACGCAAAAACTTTCTTTTTTATGACACAATTGGTTCTCGACTTTTTCGTTTTTTTCAGTTATACTATTCGTAATGAAAGTTAAGAACGACATTTTAAAACCCTTATTCGACTTAGACGGAACCCTCATCAAAGAGGTGCGCGGCTCCAAGCGTTTGTTTGATTTCACCAACCCTAGCGCGATCCTTAACCTAGAGGAAGAGGATCTCACCCCATTGGGCGTGCTGGTTCGCGATAGCGGCAAAGCGTTTGACATCTTAACCGCTCGCGGAGACTTAAGCGCGCCGTTCATTCGCCTCGCCCTGTCGATGCTCGGTTTCAATGTCCGCAACGTGTTCACCGTAGGCGTAGACATCAACCAACCCGCCGATTGGGCTAAGGTCAGCAGCAAGAGCGTAGTGGCAAAGAAGCAAGCCCTCGTGCGTGAGTTGACCCGCAAGCTGGTAGACAATGACCCGCGCAACCTTGAAGGGCTTGGCGAACTGGGTGAGCTAGTGAGTGAAGACCAAAAAGAATTTAATAGGTAGGACTGCAAATGTCCCACCTCGTATGATATACTAGACGCAGTTAAAGATTAAGAATTATGAAAATAGCAAACCAAGAAGTAAAAGTGGGCGACGAAGTTCGCGTGGGTATGGAGTTGATGATAGTTGACGAAGTGACAGAATTTGACACCGTGGTTGTGATTGATCAAGACGGTGAAGAATTAGAATTGACAGAAAACGAAATCGACGTTTACGTTGACCGTTCGAAAGTGAGCTAAAACATTATGCCTTTTACATTAAAAGATGCAGTCAAAACGTTCGGGCGCGAAGTTTATCGCAATCTACGCTATCGCGACGAAGTAGTTTACTCAGTGCGCAAGAATGGCCTTGTCGAAGGTACTGCCCTATGCGTTGTGATGGATGGCAATACCAAGTACCCCGTGAAGTTTGCTGTCGGGCCAAAGGGCAACCAGCGTGTGCGGGATGAAGGCCGCAAGAATGTTCACGCGGTCATTCGTGGGTGCATCATCAATGCTGTGTGGC